GAAAATGGCTCGTGCTCGTGGCCCCCGTAAAGGGGGCAATGGGGGCAAAAAAGCCCTCAGACTACCGAAATAGCCTCGTAGTTCTTCGACCTGGGGGCCTTTTTAGTTGGCCCCCCATAGGGGTGTGTACAGACCCGCGAAAAATTTTGACCAGATTCCGTCCTGCTTTGTCCGGTTTTGTCCGTTTTCTTTTTGTTTGTTTGCAGGGTGGGGTTGCATTATGAGAATTGCTAGGGTAGACGGTAATAAGTAGAGGCTACTTTTTACGACGCCTGCGTGACAGGGCGGCGGTCGAATGTGGTGTGTAGTTCCTGACTGAGTTCCGCGAGGTCAGGGACACTCGCGTCACGTCGGTGTGTGACGCCGCTTCTGGCGGCGGCGTCACGGTAGAGTTCTTCATAGGCGGCGGTCACAACGCCGCCAATTAGAACCCCACATTTCTATGTGGAGGTTCTGTGTCTACTTTCGGTTCTTACCTGCTGCGTGAGGTTGACCCGTTTGCTTCCTGTGCCGCTGATGCGGCGATTTTCTATGCGGTTTCTGACTGCGGTGATGATTGGTGGCGTGAGCGGGTTTGGTCACAGGTTCGCCTGTCGCCTCACTGTGACTGTGCGGATTGGGTGGGTGACATTGTGGCGAACCCAGCCGAGGTCGGCAGGGTTCTGGGTCGCCCTACTGTGCATATGACGAAGCCTGGGTTTTCTTCCGGCGTTTATGTGCGGGTGCATCGTTTGTTGTGGGCGTGGGCGTTTGGGTACGGCGAGTTGCCGGACGCGAAGCAGACTGATTTCTCCACCGATGAAGTCATCACGATGACTTGCTGGAATCCGCTGTGCGTCAGTGTGGCGCACATGGAGAAGGTTGATCGGACGGAGATGGGTAGAAGGTCATGGGCGAGGGAGCAGCATCTCAACGTAGGCGTGTAGGGGTTGAGCGTGCCAAGTCGGAGATCTTGAATCTGGTTCGTTCCGGTGAGCGGGTTTCGGATGCGTTGAAGACGGTTCAGCGGTCTCGTTCGTGGTATCAGGATCAGCGTCGCCGTGATGCGGAGTGGGCTGGGTATGTGGATCATGCCCGGTTCCGGCGGTTGGACAAGGTGGAGTCCAACACGAAGGATATTGAGTTCACGGATTTCAGTGAGAAGTATTTGGGTGTGAAGGTGTGGCCCCACATGAGCAATGTGGTGGACATGCTGGAGGGCCGTGACCCGCAGTGGCTTCACGAGTCGATGCGGTATGAGAAGGGGACGGCTGGCCTGTCGAGGCTGCTGGTGAATGTTCCCCCGAACCACGCGAAGTCGATGACGGTGACGATCAACTATGTGACGTACCGCGTGGCGAAAGATCCGAACATCAACGTGATCATTGTGTCGAAGACGCAGGATCAGGCTAAGAAGTTCTTGTACGCGATCAAGCAGCGTTTGACGCATCCTCGCTATGCGGAGTTGCAGGCAGCGTTCGGGCCTACGGATGGTTTCAAGGCGTCGGCTGAGGAGTGGTCGGCTACCCGCGTGTATTTGGGGGGCGACCGGGATTCCGATAGTAAAGATCCGACGATTGAGGCTATCGGCATGGGCGGCATGATTTATGGGTCGCGTGCTCATTTGATTGTGCTGGATGACGTGGTGACTCTCACGAACTCTGCGGAGTGGGAGAAGCAGCAGGATTGGATTCGCCAGGAGGTCGCGTCGCGTCTACCACCGAGGGGCGGTCAGTTGCTCGTGGTGGGTACGCGGGTTGCTGCGGTTGACTTGTACAAGGAACTGCGTAACGCGGAGCATTACACGGATGGGTCTGTGCCGTGGAGTTACCTGGCGATGCCTGCGGTGTTGGAGACGAAGCAGGACACGAAGGATTGGGTGACCTTGTGGCCCCGATCTGAGCAGCGGCTCATCGAGGATGACGAGCCGGATGCGGATGGTTTCTACGAACGGTGGAGCGGGGAGCGTCTCGCTCAGGTTCGTAACGAGGTCGGGCCGAGTAAGTGGAGCCTGGTCTATCAGAACTTGGACGTGGCTGAGGATGCGATATTCGATCCAGTATGCGTCAAGGGTTCCGTGAACGGCATGAGGCAAGTTGGCCCGTTGAAGTCCGGTGTCGCTGGTCACCCGCAAGAGCCGGAGGCTTTCTACCGGGTCATCGGGATTGACCCCGCGATGAGTGGCGACACGGCCAGCGTTGCTTATGCCGTAGACCGGAGAAGTGGCAAACGGTATGTGATGGATGTCGATGTGATGACATCACCTACTCCGGCTGCGATCAGGACGCTGATTCGTAATTGGGCAGAGCGGTACACACCGCATGTAATAGTTGTGGAGTCCAATGCGTTTCAGTTGTTTCTGACTCAAGATGAAGAGATCCGCTCGTATTTGGCGAGCAAGGGGATCTCATACAGGCCGCACCATACGGGGTCGAATAAGCAAGATCCCGAGTTCGGTGTGGCTTCCCTGGCTCCTTTGTTCGGGTCGAAAACGAATAAAGAGAATCAGGTGACTGTCAAGCACGCTGGCGATAACTTGATCGAACTGCCCGCAACGAACAATGAGAACGTTCGCAAACTTATTGAGCAGTTGATCACCTGGCAGCCTGGCGTCCCTCCGAAGAAGTTGAAGCAGGACGCTGTTATGGCTCTGTGGTTCTGTGAACTCATTGCGCGTGAACAGATGTTCCGCATGACCAGCAATCAGCAAACCAACTTCATGAAGAGCGAGTTCATCACTCGCGGCGATTTCGATTCCCGCTTCACGGTGAACTTGAACGACATGATTCCTGCGTAGAAGGTTCTATGGCAACTTATTACGAGCGTTTCGATCAACTTCGGCAACGCTTCTCTGAGCGCGACCGCAAGATGCGGATGGTGTCGGAGGCACGCAACGGCAACCTGGGTGCGGTGTACCCGTCCCTGTTCCCTGAGGGGAACTGGAGCCAACCAATCGTGTCAAACATGATTGACATTGTTGCGAAGGATCTGTCTGAGCAGATCGGTGTGCTGCCAACTATCTCCGCTTCCGGCGATTCGGCGTTGGATGAAACGAAACGCACGAAGGCAGACAAGCGCACCAAGATCGCCAACTACTACTTGGCTGCGTCGAAGATGTCCAGTGAGATCATCCGCGCAGCCGACCAGTTGATCACGTTCGGTTTCGTTCCCCTGCGGGTGGAACCTAACTTCAAGGAAGCCCGACCCCACATCAGTGTCGAATACTCGATGGGGTCGTACTGGAATCAAGACCGTTTCGGTGAGATGCGGTTGTTCGCCAACAGTTTCCGACGCAAGATCGGTGACCTTGCGGCGATGTTCCCCGAACAAGCAGACGCTATTCGGAAGAACTCGTACCGCGACGACAACGCATACATGACGATTGTTAGGTGGACGACACCTGACGAGATCATCATGTTCACCGAGAACGATGTAGTTTTGGCGCGGCAAGAGAACCCAATGGGTGTTATCCCTGTCGCGCTCGCTAAACGTCCCACGTTCGACGGGATGACATCAGGGCAATTCGATGACGTTCTGCCCGTGTACGCAGCGAAAGCACGGCTGGCACTTCTGATGCTGGAGGCCACTCAGAAGAGTGTTGAGGCTCCGCTCGCCATTCCGCAGGACGTTACTCAGTTGAACGTGGGGCCGGATTCGGTCATCCGATCCAACACTCCGGAGAAGATTCGGCGTGTCAGTTTGGATGTGCCGCCCTATTCGTTCGCGGAGAACAACATTCTCAGCGACGAGTTGAAGTACGGGACTCGTTTCCCCGAGTCCAGGGCCGGGCAGTCGGACTCTTCGATTGTCACCGGGCAGGGCGTGAAGGCTCTGCAAGCGGCTTTCGATCAGCAAGTGAAGGTTGCTCAGTCGATCCTGGGCGAGACGCTTGGTGATTCGTTGAGTCTTGCAATGTTGTGCGACGAAACGTATTTCCCTGACCGCACGAACACCGTTAGCGGGAAGGTGAACGGCGTACCGTTCAACTTGAAGTACACGCCTAGCCGCGACATCGCCGGGGACTACGGCGTGAACGTGGACTACGGCCTGCTTGCGGGCCTTGACCCGAACCGCGCTCTCGTGTTCGCGTTGCAGGCGCGAGGCGACAAACTTATTTCTCGATCTTTCACGAGGCGTCACCTTCCCATCCAAATCAACCCTTCCGAAGAGGAACGGGCAGTGGACATGGAAGACATGCGTGATTCGTTGAAGCAAAGTGTTCAGGCTTTGGCTACCGCCATTCCTGCGCTGGCAACACAAGGGCAAGATCCCACAAAGATCGTCGAGTCCCTAGCGACCGTCATTGACGAACGCAAGAAGGGAACGCCCATTGAGGATGCAGTGAAGTCTGCGTTCCAAAGCACGAAAAAAACTGAAGAGCAACAGCAGATGCCCCAACAAGAAGAGCAGATCCCTGGTCTTCCTGAGAACACGGCGATGCCCGGCGGTCAAATGCCGGAGCAACGAGCACCGATGTCTATGCAGAACCTACTCGCAGGTCTGTCCGGTTCAGGTCGCCCCGTTCTCAAGGGCAACGTTCAGCGACAAATCCCAGCATAAGGAGAAGAAATGGCTATGGGAACTCAGGGCGGTAAAGGAACTGCCCACGAAGCCAAGGCAATGGTGTGTAGCCGTTACAAGGGTTCCACCCCTGGCGGTAAGACTTCGCAGCAACGGCCCCAGGGCGACAAGCCCAAAGGCATCGGTGCTGGCGGCTCCAAGATCAAGTAGGGCTAATCATGGTGTACAAGCCCGGCGAGCCAGCCAACCGTTCGCAGCGAGCACCCAAAGATAAGAAGGCGTCACAGAACGCCAGGATGGGTTACGGCTACGCGAACGCTTACGGCGGCAAGAACAACCCGTACATGAACAAGGGCGCGAGCGTCCCTGTCACGGAGGCGGGTCAGTTCTACAAGATGAATCCTTCTGGTGGCCCAACTCGATACAGCAAGAAGTCGCAGGCCGCGCACGATTCGCGTCCCACTTCTAGCACACCGAAGTACCGCGACAAGTATGGTCGCAGCATTTCTAAGGCTGAGTACGAGAAGCGTGAATCGTATCGGAAGCGTCGTAAGAAGAAGACGGCTGACACTAACGAGCGCGGGTACAAGACCGAGATGGAGCGGCGCAAGAAGTACCGCAACAAGTACGGCAAGAACAGCGAGGGTTACGCCGCAACCACGAAGACTCGCAATCAAGACCTAGCCCTCGGTGTGTCCTCTCGGTATGTGAACAAGAAGCCGAAGAGTGAACGCTCCAAGTACCAGAAGTAGGTAGTTATGTTTTTCGATAAGCCCGGCAAGGGCGCAAGTCGAACGAGTAATGCTGGTAAGCGGAGGATGCCGGGGAAGAAGTATGTCCCTGGGAAGACGGGCGAACCGCCCAACCGCGCTCGCAGCCCGCAGCGTGAGAGGTTGCCGGGTCGCGTTCCGCAGGAAGGCGACACGCGCAAGAAGAAGATCATGACTCAACCTCCGAAGATCATCACTGAGGTGTACCGGAATGGGCAATGGGTTCTACAACCCGAGAAGCCCAGGGGTCAGGGACGTAAGCCCGGTAAGCCGGGCCAGGCTCGCAAGGGCATGGATCTGAATGACGCTATTCGCGGTATGCAACGCAATCAACCCTGGAACTAGAAATGGCACAGCGCAGATTCGGCGAACCGCCGAACCAGACGAGAACAACGACTAAACGCAACAGTGGACGTTTGACTGCCGCTGAAAGGAAGCGTCGTCGGGAACGCCAACAGACAGAAAGCGATGTCTTAGGCAGCATTATTCGTGCCTTACCTTCAGCCATCGCAAGCGTCGTTACGGACACCGCTAAGACCGCCTTCAACCCGACACCAGGATGGGCGCGTGCCCCGAAGACGGAAGAGGAAAGGCAGCGGCGTAAGCGCGAAACTGCGGAAGAAGGTGCGTGGCTTGCCGCTAGTGCAGTTCCCGTAGTCGGGCCTTTCGCTCGCGTGGGTCGCACGGTTGCCAAGACTACTGGCAAAGCGAAGGCCGGAACTTCTACCGTAACGAAGACCACAAAGAAGGTTGCCAACAAGAAGAACCCTCCACAGAAGCCTCAGTCACAAATTGCGAAGCAGCGCAAGCGCGACCTTGAAAAGATCGATGAGGCTACGGGAGCGAAGCCGAAGGCAACCCCCAAGGAGACGCCTCCGGTAAAGCCTCGTGAGGTTGTTGCGCGTGGCCGTCGCCAGAACATCGCCAAGATGAACAAGGCGAAGGCGCAGAAGGACAGGGGCAAGTACAAGACTGATGCTCCTGAGATCAGAGGAACAAAGCAGAAGCCGCGCCCGAAGAAGGAACTGCCCTACAAGGCAGAGGGGCCGACGAACAAGACCAAATCCCAAGTCCGTCAAGAAAAGCAGAACAAGGGTGCGGCGGAACGTGAGGCTACTCGCGGGCCAATGACCCAAGAGGAAATCCTCGAAACCCTGCGACCCATTGGCTTCAAGCCCAAGAGCACTAAGTCTGCTTCCGACATTGTTTCTGCGCGTAAGCCTGGTGCAACAGGTAAGGCTCGCAAGTCATCCGAAAAGGATGAGGCGGCTTCGGCAAAGAAGTCTGCCAACGAAAAGCGAAGCCAAACGAAGAAAGAAACCGAAGACATCAAGCGTCGCGGCGACGAGTACCGCACGGGAACTCCAATGGAGAAGACCGTTCGCGATCTTCAGGTTTCTCGCCTCCGTCGCGCTGGGGCCGAACGCCCCACTGCGACCGATCCAAAGTTCGCTGGACGCAAGAAGGACGGCTCTCAGGCCCTCGCAGGCATCGACATTGAAGACATCTCAGGCATGAGTATGACTCAACTGCGCTCTTTGCGTAGGCAGTTGGAGAAGCGTGTCCGGCGAGGAAACGCCAAGGAAAAGGATGTTCAACTTCTCAGTGAGGTTCGCAACTCCCTTGATGGCAGTCGATTCACCAACTCTTTGATGCGTAATGGTAATCAAAGCAAGGGTCGCGGTCAACCAGATGCAGCGCCCGGCGCGGTCAATCCTCCCCGCAACGTAAAGGCCAGCAACCAGAAGTGGCGCGAAGAGGGCGGCAAGGACGCACCGAAGGGGCCGAGGGGTAAGACTGGTAAGGCTAAGCGCGGCGACAAGATCACCGAAAATACCAAGGCTGAAGATGGTGTAACCCGCATCAAGGGTAAGGGTGGTCAGAAGCGTCGGCAGGTTGCCCCCGGCCAGGAGGTTGTTCCGGTTGGTCGTCGCCCTGGTGCGTCTGGTCGTCGTACTGGTGGCTCAACTTCTTCCGGTAGAAGGCCGATTGCTCTGGGTTCTGGTCGTCGTCCAGCCAACACGCCAGCCCGAGGCGAAGTCGTGCAAGGCGAAGTCGTTAGGGGCGGTCGTCGTTCCGGCAGTTCCGCTGGTGGTGGCCGCACGCAACGCGAACCCATCGACCTGAAGACACGTCCTCGTGGCGGTGGATCTTCCGGCAGTGGTCGGTCTCGCCCGAAGGCTATTGGGCCTGGTGGGGCGAAAGCCATTGAGTCCGGCAAGACTGCCGCGTCGAAGAAGAAGCGAAGCAAGAAGGGTCTTGCTGGGAAGATCGTCGGCGGTGGAGCACTTGCAGGCGCAGCCGCAGGCGGCGCACTGTACGGAATCGGTCAAACTGGTAAGGGCGAGGAAAAGGAAGAAACACCTAAGCCCAAGGCTCGTGACCGCAGCACTCTGCGCGATAAGTACGGTCGAAAGATCAGCCGCGAGGAATACAACAAGCGTGAGGCATACCGCGAACGCATCAAGAGTATGACTCCGGCTGAACGTAAAGCCGCCCGCAAGAAGGAAATGAAGCGACGCGAGCAGTACCGCGAGACTGAAGGTAAGTCGCGGTACGGCACAGATTCCTCGACGATCACCCGCAACCTTGACCTCCGTGAAGGAGTGTCGAGTCGCATGGTGAACAAGAAGACCCGTGAGCGATTCAAGAAGTCGAAGGACAAGACGCGCTCCGGTAAGCAGCAAGCACGCAATGAAGTGCGAGAGAAGTACCGGAGAAATAAGAAATAGGAGGTAGTCGTGCCGCCTGGTGGATACCAAGCACCACGAAAGCCTGCCCCCGTATCTGGCCCCGGCTCCCTGTCAGAACGCACTGACGGTGGGGCTGGGCAGCCAGTACGAGACCTTCCCAACCCTGAGTATGGGGAGCAGAAGGACTTTAGGGAAATACAGCAGCAGGCCAATATGTCTAAGGCCAAAGCGATGCCCAAGGTCACTCGGCTCGATTCCCCAAGTGAAAGGCCAGATGAGCCGATCACGGAGGGAAACTCGATGGGGCCAGGTCGCGGGCCAGAGGCATACGGCATGTCACGCAATATGCGCGACAAGGCAAAGAACGAGATTCAGAACGTTGCCGCCGCTTTGCCGATGTTGGAGCAAGCCGCCAACGGCCCGAACATGCCACCTTCCTTTATCCGTTTCGTTCGATACTTGAGAGACAATGCCTAGCCTTCCTGAAGATATTGCCGCAGCAGTTGACTACTTAGGTGTAGAGCCTGTCGGCATCATTTTCGGTATCGGCATGACCGATTGGGATTCACCCGAGCAGCGTGATTCCTTCCTGGCTGAAGTGACCGGGAGGAAGAATGGGTAGGTATCTCTCTGAAGAGGACATGGGCACGGCTCTTCCGTCGTACCTGCAAGACACCAATCCAGTTGCGCCAGCGGTGAATCCTGGTGAGGCGGTCATTGACGCGCAGCGGGCACAGGAACGTCAACAGGTGCGTCAGCAGGAGGAGCAGCAGTCCATTTGGGGACGCTTCTTCAGCGGAGCCATCGAAGGCATCGACTCCTTCTACCGTGAGTATGAGTCTGGTGTTGCACGCGGCCTCGATGTTATCGACCGTTTCGCCACGGGTGATCCGATGCTGGCTGACGAGGAGTACGACAACCTCTCCCCCGGTCAGGTTCTGGAAGCAAACATTCAGAAACTATGGGACTCTAATGTTGAACTTGGTGACAAAGAGTGGCGCGAGAACAAGTGGGGTGCGTCTAACCGCAACCCACTCGACGACAACTTCAGCGTCAACCTTGTCTCAGGGGCATTGGATTTCGCTGTTGACTGGTATCTTGATCCTGCCGTAATTCTGGGCAAGGCGTCGAATGTTGTTCGTTTCGGCACACGCTTCACGCCAGGTGGCCTAACCCACCGCATGACAACAGGCAAGGGTGGGGCGAAGGTAGTTCAGCAGGTCGGCAATCAGGTTGATGAGGCTATCCGCGCACCTGAGATGACGGCTGGGTCTGTTGGCAAGATCAATCAGATGGCTCGTGAACTTGCTGAAGGTGACTACAACTTTGCGTTGACGGTCAAGGAGTTCCGTGGCCCGAACCAGGGTGCTTTGGCTACTGCCGCGTCGATGATCAAAGACGAAGAAACGATGAAGATTTTTCTCGGCGCGATGTCGGGATCGCAGCGTCACATTGATCAGTTGGCTCGTCGCCGTAATGATTTGTACACGGCGTTTGTGAAGTTGGGCAACCGTGACTTGTATGAGAAGTTGGCTGCTGCCACTCCTGAACACAAGATGCCTGCTGTTCTTGAGGGTTTCCTTGAGCCGGGTGCGGATGTTACGAAGCGTCTGGATGACTTGGCTAAGAACGATGAGGCTTTCTCTGAGTTGATGACGGAGATGGGCTACGACACCTTGAAGGGTGTTGAGGCGGCTGGTCGTCTGGTGGACGAGTTCGGTGGCAGCCCTCTTATTCGTGACTGGCGTGGCCGCAGCAGCAGGTTGTATGCGATGCGTGCTGCTCGCACACAACGGCAGATGAATAAGAAGCGCAACATGGGTACGACGCCCGCTGGGTGGGAGTACATTTACAAAGACAAGTTCGGGCTTGCTACCCGATTTGTGTCTTCAACCAAGAACTTCTTTACTGGCAAGGAAGCCAACGGCATCGTCATTACTCGCGGGCCGGAGGCTGGACGTGGCTTCGTTGAGATCGAAGCGGCGTTGACTGACTCCCCCATGCTCCGCCTCGACCAAGAGTTCAAGTCTGAGGCGATGGAGATGTGGGGTCGAGCGGTCACCCCTGACCAGAAGTATCAGGCTGTTCGCCAGATTGAGAACGCTGCATTTGAGCGTCTCATTCGCATGTCGTTGGACGGCTCCGATTTGGGACGCACGGTGGCTCGGCTGTCACCCGAAGAGCAGAAGGAAGTTTTCGCTTCCCTTGCGACGTTGCGCGACGATATGTACGCGAAGATTGATGCGCGTCGAGCGTCGATTCTTCAGTC